TGCAATGATGTCGTTGATTAGCATAACGCTATCGCCCATAGCTGAGTAGTGCTGTGCAATTTCTTGTGTTGTAATTTCGTCCATTATTCTATTCCTATAAAGTTAAGGTTTACCTGCCGCATAAACTGCTTGGGCGTTTGCACACTCTTCGCAGTCTTCTTCTTCAATTTTACCAGCGTGACCATAGCAAGTAGGTGTCCAGCACTTAGCGCAGACAACCGACTCAGCTTGGCAGTAGTCACAAAAAAGCCAATTATGTTCCATTAGCTTACTCCTATGGGTTATCCGCTATTTCGTGGTACAGCGTGTTTACTTCAGATTGAGACAATATTTTGTTAAACGCTCGTATCTGGCATACTTGAAAGTTTTTGCGTTGTCCTGTATTGTTGTCTCCACGCTGACCAATGCGGAAATAAGTATTGGTTCTCATAGAGCGACTGTTACCTTGATATTGGGTTATGCCTTGCGATGACTTGTTTATATAGCATTTCGACTGCCATCCATTATTATTCCAAGTCCAAACAACGTGCTTCCAAGTGTTGTTAAACAAACTATTTGTTGCACCTTCAGATATATTAATGAAGTTTCTGCCGCCTGAAGCATTGTAAGGCCACGACCCAAAACGCTTCCCGTGGTCAGAAATGGTTATGTTATTTCGACCAGAACTTGATGTACTTCCATTCCAGTATTGCATGAAAAAAGCATCGGAGTTTGTATCTTGATGTCTTATCCAGAAACTTAAAGAATGACTGTTATCGTTGCTAAAGTTTAGTCCACTCACTTGTATCTTTGCGCCACTGACTGTGTGGTTAAACGCATGGCTAATCTTGTTAGTATTAGGCGTGTTGGTTGTGTACGCAGGATTACCAGAACCATCAAACTTAACCATAGCGTTAAAGTTACTCTCTGATTCATTGAGCGTATTATTTAAGCGATACAAGAATTTACCAGAGCCATCATTGAAGACATCTGTTTTCTCCCAAGACTGTAAGTTTGATTTGCCGTGGAAACTATTAACACCGATAGCACCACTTGCTGGAATACCATTCGCCGCACCATAGTACTCGTTTATAGAAATAGGATGAGAACCACCAAACTCATTTTGAATATCTTGATATGACAGTACGCCACTACTTGGAAGAGGCATTTTCTAACTCCTCCACTTTTGCTGAAAGTTCTTTGACTGCTTCGATTAACAGAGCGTGAAGCTGGTCATACTGAACAACCTTGTATTCTTCATGGCTACCTGTTGCTAAAGGTACAGCCTGTTCGCTTACCGCTGAAGGTAGTACGCTTTCTACTTCATCAGCCATGACACCTGCAGACCGCTTGTCATCATGCTTATAAGTAAATGTATATCCAGACAGTTTGTTTACTTTATCTAGGGCGTTTTCAACCTTCTTGATGTCTGTCTTTAAACGTGGGTCAGAGATGCTTGTAGAATATGCAATGACGTTACCATCAAAGTTAGCGTTTCCGCTGTTGTCAATATACATTCCGATGTTACCATCGCCGTCAGATACTACAATACGATTGCTTGCTGTACGGATGTCTAGGCCATCTTGGTTGCCGCTATAGGCACCGAGAATAGTGTTGTTGT